TAGAGGGCCAGCCAAACCGCATGTACCTCGCACTGAACCCATCGGAGGAGTTCTCCTGGATCAATCAGAAGCTCGTGCACTGGGACAACGTGCAGGTGATCAAGTCCACGTACCTGGACAATCCGTTCTTAAGTCCAGTCTACAAAAAAACGCTGGAAGACCTAAAGGAAACGGACCCGGAACTCTATCAGATTTACGCTCTCGGGGAGTACGCATCACTGTCAAACATCATCTACAAAAATTACGTGATCGACAAGGTATTTCCGCTAAACTTCCATGATGAGTTTTATGGACTCGACTTTGGATACAATCATCCATCTGCGTTGATATCGATAGGAAATCGAGATAATGAGCTCTACTTAAAGGAAATCATTTATCAGACACATTTGACCAATGATGAGCTGATAGACCTAATGAATGAGATGCACATAAATAAGAAGATACCAATTTATGCGGACAGTGCAGAGCCAAAGAGCATAGAGGATCTGCATAAAGCAGGGTATAACATCCATCCAGCAGATAAGAAGGTGATGGATGGGATCAAATTAGTGAAGTCTCACAAGCTGCACATCCACAATGAGAGCGCAAATCTCATCAAGGAAATCCGGATGTACAAGTGGAGGGAAGATAAGAACGGAAACCTCATAGATGAGCCGATCAAGTTCAATGATGACGGGATGGACGCCATCAGGTATGGAATTTTTACCCACTTTGGAGCGCCAAAGAAGAAAAAGGTGATGGTACCCGGAGGGCACTAAATCACCGAATGACTTCATACGGCTCGAAGTACCTCTCAAGCCATCCGCACCAGCGTATAACAGACCAGTATTGATGCATCCAGCGCGCCCCATACCGAATCTCGAACCAGCATCGTGCAGTAGCGAAGTTCCCGAACCCGTCATGATGGGCCCACTGTTCCAGATCCTTGACCTGCATACTGCAAGGGAGAATCTCATATGTCTGCATGACTTTGACTTTGCCGAGGAAGTGGGCGTAATACACATGCGGAACCATCAGATCATCCGGTATCATTTCTGGCGGATCTGGATACACATGATCAATAGTACCACACAACTTGGATCGGACCATTCGTACCCCACTCGATGAGAGTTGTCGAACCTCCTTATCCGAGATCCTCTTGCGCTGCTGATTATAGACGTACAAGACATCTTCAACCTTGAATCGGGGGTGCTTAGGAGGAACCGGTGGAACCGGGCGGGTAGTCTGCTGCTTACTGCCAGAGAGTAGGGCATCGAGGAATTCAGGCTGGAAGGATATTGCAGGCATCAGATCACCTCATCAAGCCGTCGCCGGCACGCATCCTTCACGAAATCGCTTAAGGAAACGTAGCCCTGACCGACGCCACGGTCCGCAACGTACTCCTCCATCAAAGTAACAAGCCCGATAGGAAGGCTCACAGTGCGGTAGTTACGCATGATCGATCACATCTATGTTAAGTTTGTCAGCCATCACCTATACATCACAGGCACAACATATATAGTTTACCCCTGTAGGACAACATCACCTATGCATGATCGCTTGCCTTACGCCCCCACTTGCGCGTAAGTCTCATCGATAGTAAGCACTCGTTCCGACTTGATCGGACAGCGATCAGTGACCAGTTCGAGGACTGTGGCGAGCTCCGCAGCAAGCACATCACGATCAGCACTATCAATAGCGGCAGACATCGAACGCCAATATTTTGAGTGGAAGGTGTCTGCTGTTTCGGTTGCGCTTGTCACGAACTCAGAGCCGAACTCACTTTTGAAGTCGCGGGCACCCGGAATCTTCCCGAAGTACGGGACCAGCCGGGATCTGCAATTGAAATGAAGGGGTGGAACTTGGATATCCGGATCGTTCATAGCCCATATCGTGCCGTTCAACATCTCGCAGATATCGGTTGTACGGTCATCGATGTGTGCAGAAAACTGCACACCATCCACGACGCCGGAATCTTTATATCGTTCTATGTGGGCGTGGTTGTACACGTCGTTTGTAATCGTACGAGCCATGCGGTCCGCCACTGCGCGGTTATCATCGAAGAAATTCACAAGACCTCTAGAGATAGTAGGGATGGAGGAACCCTTTTTGTATTCTGCAAGTATGACTTCCAGGATCGCCTCGGTCAGCCCGTCGAGTGTCTCCTCCAGTCCGAGGATCACGGCTTTCGCCATCTTGGCTATGCGAGGATCTTCGTAGGTGATAGCATCGCCAAGGGGGGACCAGTCCACTTTCACACCAGCCAGCCGCATCAAGTCCCCACCTGCGCCGTATCCTTCGGTGTGGGTCTTCAGGATATGGTCATGCAGCGGATCGTACAGGTACGAATACAGAACTATCTTGACTTCATGCAGCGGATCTCGTCGGTCCATGACATCCACATCCCGCATAGCTTCCCGCAGACCCGCCCGGATAACAGAATCCATCTTAGTTTCGAGTGATTCAATAGTGGCCATGAGTCAATATCTTTTAATAGCATGGATATATAACTTTCATAGGAATGAACGACAACGCTATAGCCAGACTCGGCGAAACGGTGCAGATATGGGGCGCATCAAGCGGAACGGATGACCTCGGCAATCCGAAGAAGACATGGGATCAGGATAAGGGCACGTTTACGGGGGTCGTAATGCGCCCGACTGCGAACGATGTCATATTTGCTCCCGGAAAGATTAGCGACACAGATAAGAAGCTTCACGCGCCGAGCACAGCCAGCATCGCAACGGGTGACCGGCTTGAGATTGACAGTATAACTTACGATCTCTATGGCACGCTTGCGGACTGGAAGATCAAGCTTGGAGGAACAGTGCAGCACTTACAGCTATTTCTCAAGAGGGTACTATGACTGCAACTATCAGAGGCATCAGCGCAGTTGTGCGGAATCTTGAGACGCTCAAAAAAGACATTGAGGAAGGAACTCGCAAGGCAGCTATGAGGGCAGCGTTTGAGATTGAGGGAGAAGCAGTCTCGAGAGTGCCGGTTAATACGGGGCGACTAAAAGCCAGCATTGGAACGAATGAGGCAGGCAACATAATTGAGGTAGGGTCGGGAGTACGGGGGGGTTCGGAGGTAGAGTATGCGCATTTCGTTGAGTTCGGTACACGCAACATGGCAGCGCAGCCATATCTGCAGCCAGCAGTCGAAACGATACGGTCGAAGTATCCCAACATGGTAATAGATGACGTTAAGGCGGAGATGCGGTAATATGACAACTTATTATGTTGCGTCAACAGGATCATCCACTGCACCATACGATACCCGAACAAAAGCAGCAACACAAGTCGAAACTATCCTCGACTTAGATCTTGCTCCTGGCGACATAATCCAGATGATAACGGATATTATAGAAACCGATGGCATGGCACGCATGGATGTAAATGATTCTGGAAACGTATCTAACCAAGTCATTTGGGATCTGAATGGCAATACATTCACTGGCAGGATATATTCTTCAGCTGTAGAGTATTTCACAATACGAAACGGGACCGTGACGGGATCATCGTATGGCATTAGCATAATTGGTATTTTAGGGGGCGAGTTGTCGGGCATTATCATAGAGGACATCACCGTACAAAATTCTCCCGAATCTGGGATTAACATTCGCTATTGCACGTCGCCTATCTTACGTAGGTGCGATGTAGTTGATTGCGGAACGGCGGGGGCTAACAACCACGATGGTATATTCATTGGGCACAATACAACCTCGTTCATAATCCAAGACTGTACAGTAACTGGGCAGAAGTCCGATATTGGTACTGCAATAGATCTAAGCAATTCCGGCACTGGGTCAGAAACCACAAGCGGAGTCATTGAACGGTGTAAGATCTATGATAATCTATGCCCGAACGGGGTTAAGACCGTTTCGCCTTCTGACATAATCAATGTTACAATCAGGTATTGCACAATAACCGGATGCGTTCAACGTGCAATAATTGCGGCGGGGGGTGGCAGTCTTAATGTGTACAACTGTATTTTGACACGGGTGGCTGGCACGACATATCCATTGTTCCGGGCAATGGGGACAGAAGTTTCGACAATCAACGTTAAAAACACAATATTTCATGATAGTGGGGGCGGATATGGTCTCGACATAGCAAACCACTTAAACACCACACTTATTGCAACCAACAACTGCTACAGTCCTTCTGTAGTGTCTGGGACAAATATTAATAGATATGACGGCGTTTCCAAAACGTGGGCCGACTGGCAAGCACTTGGGTATGATTCAAATTCGTTGAATGTAGATCCAAATTTTGTCGATTCAGAAAATATGGATTTCATGCTTACGTACACATCCCCATGTATAGACGCTGGTGCGGATCTTTCAATATTATACGACATCCAAAAGCGAAAGGTGCCTCTCAATCTTACCGACATTGGGCCGCACGAATATTATCCCCCGCT